AATAACGTTGACTACGCCTATAGAGCAGAAGTGTTAGGCTGGCCTGCTGGAATAGGGACTAACGGGTGGATATGGAGTAAGAATACAGGCCCGTATCTCATGGTTAGAGGCGCAATGCAATACATCGCAGGGAAGTATATTGTATGAGCGTAATACGCACAGAATTAGAAACACGGTTGCTTGCATTCGCAGATAGCCAAGGAATAGAGGTAGCATGGCAGGGAGTCGATCTTATACGACCTGACCCGCCTAGACCTTTCCTAGAGAGTACTCTCGTTCCTGAGAGTACAAAAGACGTTACAGTAGACGGCTCACGACAACGAAGGCGTGGCTGTCTTATGGTTAATATTTGGTATCCAGTAGACGGAACAGGAAGCGGAGGAAGGGAGCAAATAGCTGAAGCTTTAACTCTAGCCTTCCCGCTAGTCCCTAAAACTGGAACTGTGAGTATCGAGGCAACGCCCCACGTGGCACGCCCGTTAGGTGACATAGCAGGGTGGATTATAACACCTGTAACTATAACGTACAGATACGAAAGTTAATATACCGTACAGAGTCAGAAATGGCAAATAAATGTGGAGCCATGTTGGCAACACAATAATTAAGGAATAAGCACATGGCAACATTAGCACAAACAGTCGCAGGCACAAAGCTATCTGTGTCTATCGCAGCACCAGCAACGGAAGATTTAGCTGGATTTACAGCACTGACGTATACCGTAGTAGCGGAAGTTACTGATATGGGTTCGCTTGGTAAGACATTTACTAAAGTCACTCATAACCCAGTGGCCGACCGTAAGACTTACAAGTTTAAAGGTTCCTATGATAATGGCGCACTTGCTCTGAAGCTTGCAAAAGCTATCTCAGATGCAGGACAGAAAATTCTTAGCGACGCTTCTAACGAAGATGATAATCTGTCTTTTAAGTTTACGATGCAGGACGGAAAGACTATGTTCTTTGCTGGGCAAGTATTCTCCTTCGTGACGAATATCGGTTCTGTGGATAACATTCTAGGTGCTGATGTGAGTGTCGAGATTAACTCCGACATTTACGAAGGCCCAGCAGTACCGTAATACAAGAGGGGCTTCGGCCCTTCTCTAAATAACAAGACTTCTATAAAGAAGCATAACCTACTTTACTTGCGTGTGCAAGTAGAACAATCTACCTAAAGGAAATAAAATCATGGCATTTAAACTTGACTCTAAAGAACTGAACGATACCGCTATCCTGCACCTGAAAGACCCAGAAACGGGTGATAACATGTATGAAGATGATGCTGAAACTAAGCCTCTTACGATTACCATGTATGGTCGTGGTAGCCGCAAGTACCGTGATGCACTAGCGGAAGTTCAACGCACAGGGCTGAAACGTGGCAACAAGAAAGTGTCCCTGCAAGAGCAGATGGACGACAATGCGAAGTTTCTGGCTACTGTTTCTAAATCAGCAGAAAATCTGGAACTGAACGGCACCGCACTTGATAGCTACGATACGTTCCTTGCCCTGTACACCAATCCTAAGTTGGTATGGGTACGGGAACAAGCTGATGCGTTCCTACAAGACACCGCAAGTTTTTTGGCGAAGTAAGCGACAAGCTGTCCCTTTATGCTAGGCACGCAGGGTGGTTAAACTCCACTCCCGAAGGTGCAAAACAATCTAGACGTGAGGGATACCGAGAGGGGGGCGAAGGCTCCCCTTTTTTGGTTTCACCAGACATAAAAGGATGTGAATACCTCGTATCATATTGGCACCACGCGGGTATGGTAACACAAAATGGTATGGGCATTACACCCTTAACATGGTCTGAGTTGAGAGCTTGGCGCTTGGAAAACGGCATGAGTTTAGAGCCTTTCGAAGTAGCTTTAATTCACCTTATGAGTTCTGAATATGTAGCAGAATACCATGCTGGAAGTAAGAAGGGAAGACAATCCCCTGTAGAGATTGACGAAGAAGAGATTGACCGCGAAGCTGTAGGAAGCAAGATAAGCAATATCTTTGGTGCGATGTTAAAAAAGCAGCGTAAACGAGATAATAACGAAGATGATGAAGAAGAAGGGTAAACATGGACGTACAAAGCTTAGGCATTAAAGTACAGAGTACAGGAATAACTGAGGCTTCTAAAGCACTTGGTGGCCTGTCTACGTCTGCTGGAAATGCAGAGAAGCGCGTAACATCGTTGCAAGCTGCTATGGCGAAGCTGGATGCGACGAGTGTAACTATTGCTGCGTCTGGTAACAGTTACATGAGACTGTTGCAGCAGCAGGCTACTTTGATGCAAACAATGGCAGCAAGTAGTCGTACAGCAGCAGGCGGGACAGAGGCTTTAGCTGCTGCTATGTTGCTGCTATCTGCTTCATTAAACTTGAATAACCAAACTCTACAAAGAAACACACTGCAACAGCGCGTATTCAATAATGAGATGCGTGAGGCTCATGCCTTAGCTCGTGGCCTGTCAGGCTCGTTAGGGGCGCTGTGGGTGACTTACGGGAACATTGCTGGTATGGCAATCGGGCTAGGAATTGGCGCGACACTAAAAAGCATGATTACTGTAGGAATGGACGTAGAGAACACGCTGGAAAGTGTCCGCGTCCGTGGTGAAGAGACAGTTGAGAATGCTAAGCAGATCAGAGAAGCCGTATTAAAGATAGGCGAAGGCGTTTATGGGCCACAACAAGTAGCAGAGGCTTTTAACTCGCTGACACTGGCAGGTTTGAAAGCTAAAGAATCGATGCTGGCTATTGGTGCAGCATTGAACTTGGCAACAGCGGGTGGAACAACAATTGAAAAAGCAGCAGAGGGACTGGTATCTATCGGTACAGCAGTCGGCGCTGTTGCAAGTGATTACGACTACCTTGCAGATGGTATAACACAGGCAGCTAACTCCTCGCTGGCATCGGTTGATAGCATTACAGAGGCAGTTAAGAGAGCGTCTATTGTTAACAAACTGTACGGTGCATCGTTTGACGATATTCTAACACAGACAGCCGCTTTGGCACAGCTAGGTATTAAAAATACAGCAGCCGGTACAGCGATTACTAACTTCTACGCAAATGCTGTAGGTAACACGAACAAGTCTCGCATGGCCTTGGAAAAACTTGGAATGTCGTTTACAGACGCAACAGGTAAAGCGAAGCCCTTGGTAGATGCATTTGAAGAATTTTCAGCAAAGCTTGCAAAGTTTGATTTAAAATCGCAACAGAATTTCATCAATGATATTTTTGGCGAACGTGCATTGCGTGACGTTGAAGCGTTGAGAGATGCTGTTAATAAGGCAGCAGACGATCCTATAAAATACGGGAATAAACTGCGTGAGATTCAAGGCCAGATTGCAGAAGCCGCAGGTACAGCTTCATTGCAGGCTGTGCAACTAAGTCTGACAACAACTAACCAGATGAAGACGGTAGCTAACACGCTGAAGTCATCTTTCTCTACAGCATTTGAAGACTTGCAGCCACAACTTTTAGTTATGACTTCAAGAATGAAAGAGTTGTTCGGTTCCGATGAATTTAGAACTGGCGTAACGAATCTAGCAATAGCACTTGGAAACCTTGTAATGTTTATTCTGGACAATACAAAAGCTCTAGGACTGTTGCTGACAGCTTTCGTATCATTCAAGATTGCTATGGGGGTTTCATCGCTTATCCCGTTAGTCGCTGCTGGGTTAACGACGATGGCTACTGCATTTGGTGCGACAGCCGTAGCTGCAAATGGTGCAACAATAGCTACAGGAGCGTTTGCTACAGCAATCAGATTGCTACCGGGAATTGGTGCTGTTATCTCTGTCATCACTATAGCACTTGGAATGTTAGCATTCAATACTAAAGCAGCAGCAAACGAGGCATCCGATGCAGCAGCAGTATATTCTAACGAGTACGCTAAGGCATTGGAAGGCGAGATAGAGCGTATTGACCGCGTTAATCAGTTAAAGCGCGAAGGGAAGACAGCATCAGAAGCTCTTGCACAGGCAACACGAGACGAAGCATTAGCACGTTACGAGCTAGAGAATGATAAGGCAGTAGAAGGCGCGAAGAAGCGAGTAAATGACGCATTCAAAGCTAGATTCAGCCTAACGGGTGTTATAAATACAGCGAGTAAAGACGCAGAACTTGCAGCATCTCAGAAAGAGTTGAAAGCTCTACAAGACCAGCGAGTAAAAGTCGAAGAGGATGTAAAAACACTTCGTGCTAAACACGCTGAGCAAAAAGCTTCGTATGTTAAGGAGCAACAAGACGCAGCAGAGGCTGCTAAAGCTGGGGCTGGTACAGGGGTGTATGACAGGAAGAAAGAAGACATTGCTGGTGCAAACGACCACTACGCTTCTATTCAAGCGGCATACGACGCAAAAGTGAAAGCAGCCAAGAAGGCAATGGCGACATTCGAAGATGAAGAGAATGAGAAGTTTAAGGCAGGACAGCTTGGGCGGCTGCAAGTAATCCAGAGTGTAGCAGAAAACGAGATTAAAGAGTACCAAAAAATAGCCGCTGCACTAGAGTCTAAAATGGATGCCACAGGTGGAAAGAAAAATACCGAAGCAGATCAAGCACGTATAAACGGCCTTATTGAAGCAAACAACGAAGCGCTTGAAACTGCAAAGCGCAAGGCATCAAGCGAGACAGCTACATACATCGCAAAGGTGCGCGAAGACTCGTACAAGTATCAAGTAAAATCTTTAGAGGAACAAGGTAAGTTTGAGGAAGCTGCGACTCTTAAATGGAGTACAGAATATAAATCAGCTTATCAAGGGATGGTTAAAGAGGCTGAAGCGCTTGGTGAAAAGTATCCAGAATTGGCAGAGCGTGTACGTCAGTTTGGAGAAATGCAAGAGAAGATGATTGACACTGGAAAATTTAAGGATTTACTGGGTTCATACGATTTACTTCTTGCAAAAACTACAGCACTGTTTAAAGGAGTCCAAGGAGGTAGTGAGGCAAACGGATTATCTTCTATGATAGAAGCTGCTTTCAATGCTGCACAAGAGTATAAAGCATCATTGCCGGGTCTAGCAGCAGAACTTGAAAAACTTCGTGCTGCGTCTGAAACGGGTAGTGACGACGACAAAAAGAAGTATGAAGATCGTCTAGCTCAACAAGCAGGGCTTGCAGATAAGTATAAGACGATGTGGGCAGGCGTGGGTGAAAGTATTTCCAAGTCATTAGGAAGTGCATTCGGAAACGCAGGGAAAGCAATCGGAACGTTGATTACACAAGTTGTAAAATTTAACGACACTGATAACAAGACATCCTCACAACGTATTAAAGCCTACGGGGATATGGCAGGAGCAGCGAAAGGGTATTTCAAAGAGGGAACCACTGGCTATAAAGTCATGGCAACGGCAGAGAAAGTATTCCGCGCTATAGAACTTGCAGAAGCTATCAAAGTGGCTGTGGTAAAGAGCGGGTTGCTAACAGGCTACCTAGCCCTTAAGACAGGGACAGACGCAGCAGCAATGGCGTCAGGAAGTGCCTACACGATTGCTGAAGTTGCGCAAGCTGGTATCCGTGCAACAGCAAATGGTATCGCAGCAGTCGCTAAGGCCATTGCTAGTATGCCATTCCCATTGAACATAGCAGCAGGAGCAGCAACAGCAGCAGCGTTGATCGGCTTCGGGGTTAAATTGTTCGGTGGAGGCGGTGGAGGCGCACCAACACAAGGCAAGGAGGAGCAACAAAGAGCTACAGGTACTGGCACCGTGCTAGGAGATGCTTCAGCTAAAAGCGAGAGTATCCAACGTGCATTGGACGTTATTGCTAAGGACTCTGGTTTGCAACTTATACACTCTCAATCGATGGTTATCTCGTTGAAGCAGATCGTATCAGGTATTGGAGGACTTGGTAGCATTCTTAATCGTGCAGGATTGACGGGAGATATACCTTCTGGTTCAAAAGGTACGGCAGCGTCTATCGGCTCTAACCCAATTACTACAGCAGTGTTGTATGGCCCTATTGGACTTATCGCTGATAAATTGCTTGGTGGTGTTTTAAGCCGTATAACAGGTAGCGTGATGAATACTATCTTCGGTGGAAAAACAACAGCACAAGGTACGGGATTGACAATCGATAAAACCACGCTCGGCAGTGCACAAAATGGAGTAAATTCAAGTCAGTACACGAATATGAAGAAGGATGGCGGTATATTCTCTTCTGATAAATATTGGACAGATAAGAATCCTCTTGGAAAAGCAGCAGACGCACAATTCACAGCAATCTTTAAAAACATGGCGTCTACAATTACTGAGGCAGGTAACATGCTAGGTATCGGAGGCACAGAGTTTACAAATAGATTGAATAGTTTTGTTATTGACATTGGGCAAGTTGATCTTAAGGGATTGACAGGCGAGGAACAGCAGAAGAAGCTGGAAGCGGTATTCTCGGCACTTGGAGATAACATGGCAGAGTGGACTGTTGCG